TGTGTAGAATCTGTAAAGACAAGTGTGTTTGCTGCTCTTTCTGTTGAAATTGTTAAATCATCTGTCGATCCATGAATTTTTTCTGAACCATCTGCAGATACTGTAAATGTGTTAGAATCAAAAGTTCCAGCATAATCAATAAAAGAAACTTCCTCTCCTAAAACTCCAGCAGGTAAAGTCATAGTAATTACACCACTCGTGGTATTAACAAAATATCCTTCACCAGCAGCTGCTGTGAAAGAAGAAGTTTTTACTGCTTGCCATGAAGTACCACCGGATACTTCAGCAAAAGATAATTGACCGACACCTGTTGTGCCCGATCCTGTTACTGATGCAACTTTTAAAAATCTATCTGCTGTAACATTTCCTGTTGGAAATTTAAGTGTATATGATTGAGAACTTGAATGTGCAGGTGACTGTAATTTAATTCCGTGTGAGTTAGACTCACAATTAAGAACAAGAGTACCTGGATTTGTATTACCACCAACAACTACTTCACCAGTTCCGTTAGGTGTTGCAGTAATATTACCGTTAGCTGCATCTGTAATTGTAATATTACCAGAGTTTGTACCACCATTTGTATCTAAAATTAAATCATGTGCACCACTTGAGGTTAGTGTTGCGTTTGCTGCTCCTGTACCAAT